TACTCTTTGTGGTCTATTGACTTCTGATTATCGTCAAGCACAATCTCGTTATGATTTTATCAAAGATAGAGTCAATCAACCACAATGGGAAGGTGGGCAGAAGATTATTACTCAAGAAATGATTGACGAAGCCAAAGCAAAACTGGATGAAGAAGCTGCTAAAGTGCCAGTCGCATCTCAAATAAAAGAGAAGTTTGGTGGACTACGATTCTATGTGAATGGTGCTACTGATAAGCACTGGAATTATATTCACTTTGCTGAGAGTATAAGTTACACTATTTGTGAAGATTGTGGTGCTCCAGGAAAACGATACACCGATGGTTGGCATAAAGTTCTGTGTGATGTTCATGCAGAAATGGAAGGTCGTGTTGAGGAGTATGAAGATGATTTGGAGTGAAGAAGATATTGATAAGATTGATGAGAAACTTCAGCGACTGATTACTGCATCTGGTATTGATGAATATTACAATCAGGTTCCAAACTACATCTTTGGTCCAAACTGGACTGACGAGTTGCGTGTCAAGAATGGATATGAACAAGTAGAAGGTGTTTGGGTTCAAAGGGAATCAGTTGCAGATTATTGGTCAACCAAGATGAATGATGTTCGTTCTTTGATGAAGGAAAAGAATCGTTTGTTTAAAGAATTGCAGTTAGTAAGACTACAGATGCGAGAAATGGAATATGGACTTCGAGTTGCACAGAAGTCTTTGGGTAAAGCACTTAATATGACGGAGGTTAGTGATGAGTAAGTTTGTATTGGTTGAAACTATTTCTCAATATCGTATGCGTTATGTTATTGAAGTACCTGATGACCATAACGATCGTGAATATCCATGCACTGCAGAACAGTGGGCAGCAGATACAGTTACATCTGACGAGATGAAAGAGTTTTCTCAGTTGTGGCTTGGGGAAACTATTGTTAGCACCAGAGAGATTGCTAAAGAAGAGATCGTTCCTTTGTGCGATAAGGATAATGACTATGCTCAAGCATGGGATGATGAAAAGAAAATTGATGCATTCGTTACACCGATTGGTTATGAAAGAGATTGGTAATGTTTATTTTTGATGTGGAAACTTTGGGTATCGAATCAACCTGCGTGATTTTATCTGCAGGTTTAATTTATTTTGACCCAGAGCAACAACCTGATTATCAGAAACTTCTTGACGATGCGTGTTTCGTTAAGTTAAAATCCAAAGACCAAGTTGAAAGACTTGGTCGCACCATCTCAAAAGATACTATTGAGTGGTGGCAGAATCAACACGAATATGTTCGCAAAGTTTCTTTTGATGCAAGTCCTGATGATTTACTTGCAGAAGATGCAATAAAGAAACTTAAAGAATATATGGCGAAGTTTCCCACACCCGACAAACAAACTATGTGGGCACGAGGTTCTCTAGACCAAGTTGCAATAGATAGTTTATGCGTTAGACTTGACATTAATCCAATTACCACGTATAATATGTGGAGGGATGTGAGAACTGCTGTTGATTGTTTTACTGGTTCCACTAATGGTTATTGTGAAGTAGACCACCCAACATTTAAAAGACACAATGTTATCAAACACCATCCAGTCCATGATTGCGCACTGGATGCTATGCAACTTATGTACGGAAAATAATAGATGATTTTTTATACGCACGTATTCCCCTTTGGCAACAAAATGTGTGTCAGAGGTTATGAAAACGGCAGACAGTTTCAGCGTAAGATCGATTTCTATCCAACACTTTATGTAACATCTCAAAAGAAAGATTCTTCTTGGAGAACTCTCGATGGTCAAGTCATCGATGAAGTTAAACCAGGAACTGTGAAAGAGACACGTGAGTTTGTAGATCGTTACAAAGATGTTGAGGGTTTTTCTGTTTATGGTAATACTAACTATGTTCACCAATATATCAGCGATACTTATGAGAGTGACATTCGCTGGGATATGGAAAAGGTTAAAGTATTCACCATTGACATTGAAACTGCAGTCGAAGATGGATTCCCTGATGTAAAACAGGCTAACGAAGAAATTCTACTAGTTACAATTAAAGACTTTCAGTCTAAACGCATCATCACATTCGGCACACGTGAATATGAAAACACACGTGACGATGTCACATACTATCGTTGTAAAGACGAACTACAGTTGCTTAAAGAGTTTATGATTTTCTGGCAGCAGAACTATCCCGATGTTTTGACTGGTTGGAATATCAACTTCTTTGACGTACCATATCTAACTAAACGTATTCAGCGTGAGTTGGGTGAAACGATTGCGACTAAACTTTCACCATGGGGTTATATCAATGAACGAAAGATCTTTGTTCAAGGTAACGAAGAAATTTCATTTGATATTCATGGTATCTCACAGCTTGACTATCTGGATCTGTATAAGAAGTTTACTTATCAGAAACAAGAATCATATCGTCTAGATTATATTGCAGGCGAAGAACTTGGTGACGCCAAGAAAGAAAATCCAGGCGATACCTTTAAAGACTTTTATACCAACTACTGGCAACAGTTCGTTGACTATAATATTCATGACGTAGAACTTGTTGATAAACTTGAAGATAAGATGCGACTGATTGAGTTGTGTCTTACCATGGCATACAACGCAAAGATTAACTATGAAGATGTGTTCTCTCAGGTTCGTATGTGGGATGCAATCATCTATAATCATCTACGCAAGAAACGTATAGCCATTCCCACCAAAACTGGTTCTAGCAAGAACGAAGCATTCGAAGGTGCTTTCGTTAAAGATCCATTGATAGGTATGCATAAATGGGTTGCTTCGTTTGACTTGAACTCACTGTATCCGCATTTAATTATGCAGTATAACATCTCTCCCGAAACTTTGAGTGGCGAGAAAATTTCTTGTAGTGTTGAACGACTACTTAACAAAGAAGTTGATACGGAGTATTTGAAACGCAGAGATCTTGCTTTGACAGCCAATGGTTGGACTTATCGCAGAGACATTAAAGGTTTCATGCCCGAGTTGATGGAAAATATGTATACCGACCGCAGTAAGTTTAAGAAGCAAATGCTAAAGGTTGAACAGGAATATCAGAACGACAAATCCAAGAAAGAACTTCTGAAAGAGATTAGCCGACTGAATAACCTGCAGATGGCAATGAAGATTGCATTGAACTCAGCTTATGGTGCCATGGGTAATCAGTATTTCCGTTACTTCGATATTCGTATGGCTGAAGGAATTACTACTTCAGGTCAGTTGTCGATTCGCTGGATGGCTAACGAGTTTAATCGTTATCTCAACAAAGCAATGAAGACAGAGGGTGAAGATTTTGTTATTGCCATTGACACAGATTCAATCTACCTAACACTGGAAGATTTGATTGAAAAAGTCTGCGATGGTAAAACCGATGAGCAGAAAATTAAATATATGGATAAGGTTTGTGAAGAGATCTTCCAACCATTCATTGACCAAACGTATCAGAAATTGGCAGAGTATATGAACGCATACTCTCAGAAGATGATTATGAAACGTGAGGTTCTTGCTGATAAGGGTATCTGGACTGCCAAGAAAAGATACATATTGAACGTACACAATTCTGAGGGAGTGCAGTATGCGAAACCTAAACTCAAAGTTATGGGACTTGAAATGGTCAAGTCGAGTACACCTGCTGTTATTCGTGACAAACTTAAAGATTCGATTGAAGTTATTCTCAAGGGCAATCAAGCGGATTTACATTCGTATATTGAAAGTTTTCGTGAAGAATTCAACCAAATGCCAGTAGAAGACATCGCATTCCCACGTGGTGTTAATGGTTTAAGAACATATGCAGGATCGCCAATTTATGCAAAAGGAACACCGATTCACGTCAGAGGTTCATTACTTTACAATCATTATATCAAGAAACTTGGTCTTGAGAAGAAGTATCAGTTGATTAAAGAGGGTGAGAAGATTAAGTTTGTATATGTGAAAAAACCTAATCCATTCCAAGAAGATGTTATTGCTTTCCCACAAACACTACCGAAAGAGTTTGGATTGGAAGACTTCATTGATTATGAAACACAGTTTCAAAAGACATTCCTTGATGCGATGCAAACTGTAATTCAACCTATCGGATGGAATGTAGAAGCGAAGTCTTCGTTGGAGGATTTCTTTGGATAATATTAAAGTTATTAAAACAGGAATCAATGTATCAAAGATTCTTGCGCAGTTAAAACTTTATAAAGATGATTGGAATTCTGAAACACAGATGAAAGGTTCATCAACAGTCCAAAAAGAGTTTGGTTTTCCAGAAATTACTGCAGGTGTTTTGCAATTGATTATTGGTGGTGTTGAGAATGAGTCGCAATATGTTGGTGATACTGAATACTGTATTAAAACACCTGCGTATAACAGACACACAGAAATTGTTAGATTTATGAAAAGAAACTTCCATGACCATTCACGTTGTGGATTCTTGTCACTTCCAGTTGGTGGGAGTGTTGGAAAACATATAGACGTTGGTAGTTATTATCAAACGAGAGATCGTTATCATTTATCTATTGCAGGAAGATACAAATATATGGTAGGAGATGAAGAATACATAGTAGAGCCAGGAACTCTATTGTGGTTTAACAACAAATTACCACATGGGACTGAAAATGTTGGCAATGAAGTTCGGGTTACTTTTGTATTCGATGTCCCACATCACAAATCCAACCCACAACATAAACTTTACAAATAAACATATTTCGTGTATAATAAAATTTTAGGAGTTGAAAATGAGCATACTAGACAAAATTAAAAAGAATAGCACTATTAAAGATACTGCAATTTTATCGCAGTCAAAGTTCTTCACCAAGAAGGACATGATTCCAACTTCCATCCCAGTAATCAATGTTGCATTATCTGGTCGTTTGGATGGTGGTCTTACTCCAGGATTGACTATGTGGGCTGGTCCGAGCAAACACTTCAAGACTGCATTCAGTCTTTTGATGGCTAAAGCGTATCTTGAAAAATATGATGATGGTGTAGTTCTATTCTATGATTCTGAGTTTGGAACACCGCAATCTTATTTTGATAGTTTCGGTATTGATACCGAGCGAGTTGTTCATACTCCTGTGACTGATGTTGAGCAATTGAAGTTTGACATTATGCAACAATTAAACAATATTGAACGTGGTGATCATGTAATTATTGTTATCGATTCTATTGGTAACCTTGCATCTAAGAAAGAAGTTGAAGATGCGTTGGAACAAAAAGCAGTTGCTGACATGAGTCGAGCAAAACAAATGAAGTCATTGTTCCGTATGGTTACACCACACTTGACTATCAAAGATATTCCTCTAGTTGTTGTTAATCATACATATAAAGAGATCGGTATGTTCCCGAAAGATATCGTTGGTGGTGGAACTGGATCTTATTATTCAGCTGACAATATTTTTATCCTTGGTCGTCAGCAAGAGAAAGAAGGAACTGAGGTTGTTGGATACAACTTTATTATTAACGTAGAAAAGAGTAGATATGTCCGTGAAAAATCTAAAATCCCTGTTAGCGTATCTTTTGATGGTGGTATTAGCCGTTGGTCTGGTTTACTCGACATTGCACTTGAATCTGGACATGTCATCAAACCTTCCAATGGTTGGTATCAAAAGGTAGATAAAGAAACAGGCGAAGTTGATGAAAAGAAATATCGCCTAAAAGAAACAGACAGCAAAGATTTCTGGTTGCCAGTATTACAACAAAAATCTTTCTATGAGTTTGTGAGAAACAAGTATCAAGTTTCTGCCACTGAAATTCTAAAAGATGATGATATTGATGCAGAACTTGCTGCTTTAGATGATGAGTAATATGAAAAATTATGTGACTGTGCAAAATCGAACAACTGGACATGATGCGATAAAGTTGACAGATGGTGCATATGAAGGTATAATATACCAATATGGTAAAGTTAGTTTTGACGAAGACGAAGTCAATGATAAACTAAAGATTCATTTTGAATATGAAGTTCTTGATTACAATGATAAAATCATCACAGATATGAAACCATTTGAGAAATACATAGGTGACATACTTCAAGAACTTATTCATGAAGGTATTGCTAATAACAATTTAACGTATACGGGTGGTATTGATGAGAATAGAACAGGCGATCCTTTCGAACCTGATTCACAATGAGGAGTATTGTCGTAAGGTAGTACCCCATTTAAAGACTGACTATTTTTCTGATAGAAAAGAAAATGCGATTGCTAAAATTTTAGTGCAGTTCTTTGAGCAGTATAATAAACCAGCATCCCCAGAAATTCTGGCTATAGAGATTAATAATCTTAAGGGTTTAACTGATAAAGAAGTTCCTGAATATTTACAGTATGCTAAGGAATTGACTAACAAAGAACCAAATGAAGAATGGTTGATTGGTCAGACTGAGAAATTTTGTAAAGATAAGGCAGTGTATAAT